TGCACCTAAAGCTGCATCTACATCTAGAGGAGGCTGGAACAGTGTACCTGCCAATATTAAAAAGAAACTTCTAGCAGGAAATACTAAAGGAATGAGTCCAGAACAAGTAGCAAAGTACAGAACTCTGTATAAAAATAGAAACCAATAAATAGGAGGAAGCATGGAAGACACTACATCAGCAGTTCCCATTAACTCAATGACAGACGAAGAAATACGACAAGAGTTAAAAGATAACGGAGTTACGGTACATCATAAAACTGGAACAAAGAAGCTTGCTTCTACTCTAGCTGAAGTTAGAACTAAAGAGTATAAAGAAGATCCTAAAAACTCTGATCTTACTGGTCCTAGTGAAGCAGCTAGAGCTGCAAAAGAAAAACATTTAGCAGCTATGCAAACTCCAGAAAAACTAGCTATGAAACTTACTCGTGTAGTAGTTACTCCTAATGATCCTGCTATGGTTAATTACCCAGGACTTATCTTTAGTGTAGGCGCTACAGGACTTAATAATGGACGAATGGTTAAAAAGTTTGTTCCTTTTAATAATGAAGAAGGATGGCATGTCCCACAAATTCTTCTTAATCAGATTGAAAATGGTCAGATGCAAAAATTTAAAACTGTAGTTAGACCTAATGGTGAAAAAGTTTTGGAACCATATTTAACTAAGAAATTTAATGTACGAATTTTAGATCCTCTTACTCCAGAGGAATTAAAAGAAGTTGCCGCAGCTAATAAAGTTGCAGGCTTTAGTGTAGGAGCTACTAACTAATGGCTATTGATATTAGTAATTTAACTCAGAATGTTACTACTAGTGCTGATAACGTAGTAACAGGTTCCGGTATATTTGATGACATGATGGAAACTGTTAATGCTCATATGGCTGCTCAGTTTAATTTAGGTCGGATTACTGGTAGTGATTACGCGACAGTATATTTAACAGCAATACAGGCTACTGTACAACAAGCTGTAGCTTTTACTATAGGAGCGCAAAAAGGTAACGCAGAAGAATCTTTACTATCTCAAAAAGGAGTTACTGAATTTGCACAAACTGACCGAACAACTAAAGTAGCCCCAACTACTACTAGTATCACAGGTAGACAAGCTGCTTTATCTGCTGAACAGGCTAAAGGTTTTAAATGGAATGCTGATCAGAAATATCTTAAAACTATTCTAGATGCTTGGAGTATTAATATTTCTACAGCAGGTGTACCGGCTACACTAGTAACTGCTATTAACGCAACTGGTACAGACAATATTAATGATCATATAGCCAACGCCGAACCTACTGGATAGGAGGCGTTCAATGAGTTTTATTGCTAGTGTTTTAGAAGCAATTGTAGAAGTTATCGTATTTATAGTTGAAGCTGTTGTACAAGTAATTGAGATGGTTGTACAACTCATTATGATACTTCTTGGCTGGGATAGCGGAAGTACCCAAATTATTGAGTATTACGAAGTTCATAACATTCCTCTGTTTGACGATCCAGATAAGAAAAATCCACTCCTACAATCAGTTGCTCAAAGTGTTGTTGGTAATACAGATATTACTGCCAATTTAATCTATCATCTTACGTTTCGTAGTCTTAAAGCGAACGTAAAAACTTTGTTGGATTTTATTGAAAATGGAAATTATTTTGAAAATTTCCCTACTGTAGAATCCTATATTTTAACTATAGATTACACTGAATTAACAGCCGCATTGAATACTCTCAATGGTGTTCCGTGTACTCCTGAAGGTTCTTATTTAAGAACATTATCAAAAGTTGATTGGGTTAAATATTGGCTTCAAGAAAATAAAGAATACAATGTAGGAACTAATACAATGGGAGTAGATTACTCGACAACGAGTACTGATCCTATTACTCCCGCCACAGATACAGTTACAGTAACTCCGTCTCTTAACCACTTTGATATTGACATAACTAGTGAAATAGCTACTGCAGATGAAGTATTTGCTGATGAACGATGGCAGGTTAATCTTAATACCATTGTTTATAATTCAGGACCAGATACCTATACAATTCAAGTATATAATGCAGCAACTGTTGGAAGTATAACCAGAACTCTCCCATACACAGCTCCTACTAAACCTACTGAATTACACTACGTTTCATTCTATTACAGAGATAGCGCTCCTTCTAGACAATACCTATTTATCTATAAAGTAGGTACTGGAGTATATACGGATTTAGATACTATAGAAGAACCGATTGATCAAGATGGTACTGGTATTAAAGCACTTCCTGCTATTCCATTAAGATTAAGTAATGCTAATTATACTACCTTTGGTGCAACTAAAGCTGAGCAAATTGAGGATATATTATCGAAAGTCCATTTAGATGCTGAAGCAATCCTTGAAACGATTTTAACTGAATCAGGTGCTCCAGGAGGAGATTTAGATCATATTTATGTAAATTTTGGTGTGCGTATGTGGGACACTTCTCAATCAGGAATGTCATATTTATTTAATATGTTTGAGAACCTGTACCCCTCACAAGGCATCACGCAAGGTACCTATAATGATTCTCCAGCAGGAGATACTAAACCACAGAATAATATTCTTACTACAACAGATGATAATAAACTAGCATTTCAATGGTCGTATATTACATATGAACATACTAGTTTAGCTGATATTGATGCAGATAGTGGAAGTGTAGAAAATGGTATTTATTATTCAGATATGTCTAAATTCGATGCTGATGACATTTTAGTATACCCCTATTATGTTTCTTCTGGAAAAGGCACTTATAACGTAGGTTATAAAGCAGATGATTTAGATGAAGTACAAGACTTCCTAGATGGTAGTGGTGTACCCAACCCAGGCACTACTAGTACAGAAGCAGCTAATTGGTTACAAGTAACTGAACGCCTGTCCTATAACAACCCCACTCCTAATTTACTAGAAGCAGATAATTCTGCTGCTACTTTAAAATATTTAACTCCTGATCTAGTCTATGAAAATAATGGGTCAGGAGTATTACGATTAGTTGAATCAGCTTCACATGAAACAACTATAGGACAATCAATAACTTATTACCATTGTAAACCTTCTGGATTAGATGCTTATACAGTAGTTGCTCCAATTGCTGCCCTGAGAGTTGTTGATGGGTCTAGCGGGCATTTTAGAGTAGTTAAATTTAACTTAGGAAACAAATATGATTTAATGGCTCCATTTATTCATAATTTTATCAAAGACTTATCTAATGATAAAGTTAGTCGGTTATTTTTAGCAGGAGCCCATGCATCAATATACATCGCTCATTATGAAGTTATCGTGCATGAAGGCATGAGTTGGCTTACAGCTTTAGTAATAATTATTATTATTATAGTTATAGTTGTAATTGCATGGGAATTTGCACCAGAATTCCTAACAGCACTAGAAAGTACTTTAATAGGTTCAATTATCACAACTGCGATAAATGTAGGTGTTGGCGCAGCATTTCAGGTTTTAATAGCTGCTTTGCCTAATTTACTTATAAAGATGGCTGCTCAAATGCTTCTTGAGCTAATTATTACAGAGATAGCTGGAGATAATAAAGAATTAGCAATGCTCCTTAACTTAGTAGCTATGGTAGCTATATCAGCATGGGATCCAGGTGTTTCAGCTGGAGCTCCATCGGGCAGTTATGGAACTACAGGCGGAGCAACAATAGGACAGGGAGGAGGTAGTTTAAATACACTCTCTACAGGAGGTTCTACAACCTCTTTTAGCTTTACTGGAATGAGTTTTAAATTTCCTAATTTCAGTGATATGAATGTATGGGATTGGGCGGAACTAGCTATAAAAGCAATTAGTTTTACAGGTCAGGTTTTATTAACAAAAGCAGAAGATTTACAAGAAGACTTAACTGAAGATTACGATGATTTCAGAAGATATAAAGATCAAACTGCAGAAGAATTGGCTGGAAGACAAGCATTATTAGATAAAGAACTAGAGGCAATGAGTACTGCAGTTAATATAAGCTATCGCTTTAATGATCCTTACAATCGTGGAAATTATAGTGCAGAAAAATTTCTACAACTGAACGATAGTTATATACCGCTTGCAATTGGTGAAGTAGATAGGGCTTATAGTCAATACTTTGATGGTCAAGTTTCAATAGAAAATAGAGTTGGTATATAAAAATAGACAATTATAATAAATAGAGGTAATATTAACTACTAACGAGTAATAAAGAATAAGGAGATAGATTATGCCTTGGGTAAATGGAAAATGGGAAAAAGATAAATGGAATATGCAAAACTTTCTTCCAGGCGGATCAGGTGGTATGTCAGGATCATATGGTCAACTTCCTCCTCAAGAAACATCTAGTTTTTCAAATAGGATGAATTCTTATAATGGAGGTTGGCAAGGACCAATATGGCAAGGACCTAGTCCTGAAAGTACTACAACTCCTGATGAAGGGTTTGGGTGGAATAAAGGCACTGCAAGTATGATAAGTTCAGGATTAGGAGGACTTGGTAATTTAGCTAGAGGTTGGGCTGCTATTAAAGGTTTAGGTATAGCAGAAGATGAACTAGATGAAAATAAACGTCAGTATAATCAAAATTATGCCCAGCAATTAAGAGCATTTGAAGGAGATCGAACTAGAGCTAATACTCGTATTAGTGATCAAAATGCATGGAAGACTGCTCAAGGACGTACTGACCTAGGAAGTTTAATAGTTTAATTCAGGAGAATACCTATGGCTGCTCCACCATTAATTCCTCTTACTTGGAGAAATGTTTCTGGGCCTAGTAATGCCTCAGCATTAAATCTAATGCGGCAGTCTGGTCAAGATTTAGGTAGTGCTATTGAAGGATTAGGTACTAACGTTGATCAATACGCAGATGAAAAACAGAAAAGAGAAACTGATGAATTCATAGCTGAATTAGGTGCTCTCCCAGATGATGCAGCACGTCAAGATGCTTTAAAGAAAGCTGAAACAGGATGGATGAATTTAGATAGAATTAACACAGCTACGACTGATTTACAAGCAGAGGATTACACTACAGCTGAAAGTGCTAGAGAGCAAATACTTGGAGATATAAATGTAAAGACTCAGGTAAGAGGAGAAGAGTCAAGACAAGCTGTTAATGAACTACTTACAAGTAATTTACCCCCAGAACAACTTAGTCTACGTTTACAGGAACATAAGAATAAAGGTTTAGGAGATCCAGACGGGCGACTTAAAGAATGGGCTAATACTCAAGTTCTGCGTAGTCCATCAGAAATTACTCCAGAATCTATCAATGCTCTCGGGTTAGATCCTAAGAGACCAGAATCGTATACTAGAGCAACATATAATACTTTAATTAATGATGAATATCTTAGATTAAAAGACAGTAATCCTTACGCAGATGATTCAGTTTTAAGAAAATCAGCTAAGGATGCTGTTTCTAGAACTGAAGCAGGTACTCTATTTGAACAACAAGAATGGTTTGAAGAACTAGAAAGACCTGGTGTAAGAGCAGAACGAGAAAGTGCTAGAAAAGATGCTATTACACAAACATGGCAAGAAAATAAAGCTGATGTTACTAGTGCACATAAAGCATATAGTACAAGTCAAAAAGCTTTAAGACTTGATCCAAAGAATGCAAAACTTCAAGCAGAAACAAGTACTGCAAGAACTGAGTTCAGAACTAAAATAAATAATTTAAATGAACAATTTAAAAATGATTCAGACTCTTTAGGACCAGGTGCAGAAAGAAGATTACAATCATGGAATGAACAAGCAGTAAATGACTATACACAACACGATTTAGATCCAGATGCATCATATCTTGAAACGTATCAAACATTTGACGAAGTAAAAAATGAAAAAGGTGACTTGGTTCCAGTTGCAGTACCTTTAGGAATTCAAGACTATTCACCAACTAGGCAACAAGAATATATAGATGCAGAAATTAACAAATTAACTTTAGCGCTTCCTCATGCAAGTGCAGCGCTTATTGAAACTAAAGTTCTTGAAAAAATTAAAAAAAGTGGTCTAGCTGTTCAATTTGCATCAGGAGCTTTACCTGCAAAATTAGCTGCTGCTCGTCAAAAATATAAGTTTGAAACCGCAAGAAAGAGATCAGAAAGACGACATATAGTTTTAGATGCTATAGGGGATTCCCCACAAAAAAATGTAGCAGGATATATGTTTGGGGAACTAACAAGAAGATTTGCTAAAGATGGAGAGACCCTTGATTCTGATCAGTTAGTAAAATTGCGAGGTGAATTAGCAGATACTGTATCACTGTGGAAAGGTTTTATTCCTGGTTGGGATGATCTAAAACTTGCAAGTAAAGAAACTTATCAAATAGCTATGGTAAATATTCTCCAAGGAGCACAACTAGATAAAGACGCCAATTTCTTATATTTAGATAAACATGACTACCCAATTCCAGCTGTATCTGGATCTAGTCGTACTAATGATATGAGTAAGATTGGGAAAAATGCAATACTAGCAGCACTTGCAGAACATATAAGTCCTTATGGACTTGGAATTGATAGTTATGGAAAGCAGAGTGGTGTACCTAATACACAATTACTTGCTGCTATACAAAAAGAAATGGATAAGGATGCAGCTAAAGAAGCAGCAAAAAAGAAAAAGTTAGAGGAAACTAGAACAAGAATTTTGGAAGGGCCCCACGGGCAATAACGATAGTTAACATTTAGATAACTATGAATGATGTGAAACTATGGGACGATTCGATGATATTAAACAAGCATTAAATGGTGACACTGCTGTATTAACTGAGGAAGAACAACCAAGTCCTACTAATTTTGTTCAAAAATTACAAAACGCTCAAGCAGACGTTACTCAAGCAAAAGTTGAGAAAGCTCAAGAAGTATTCCAAAAGAAACAAAATATAGCCCATCAAGTAACTCAGCAAAAAATACAACAAAAAGAAGCACCTCTCCAGCTTCCAAGTATCAGCTTATCCAAAGAGGATATGCTCAAGCCTTTAGGCCCACAAGATACATTCAACCCTGAAGAACATAAAATCAATACTCGAAAAGCAGAATCCGGTGGTGATGATACTGCGGTAAATCCAGTGTCAGGAGCTACAGGACGGTACCAGTTTATGCCAGCTACATGGGATGGCCTGATGGAGAAACATCCTAATAAAGGTCTAACTACAGATGGGCGTACCGATGGAGCCCAGCAAGAGATTGCTATGGGTCTCCTAATGGATGAAAATAAAGCCCATTTGGAAAGTAAAGGTATTCCTGTAACGAATAGTAACATGTATGTAATGCATACTCTCGGGGCAGGTAGAGGATCTAGGATACTGCAAGCTGCTATGAGTGGAGATACTAGGCTAGCTTCAGAATTTGTACCTCCTCGAGTAGTAGAACAGAATCCAACTTGGTTTCAAGGTAATCCCACTACACAGGATTTAGTAAATCACTTATCAGGTCTTGTAGATGCGAGGGTTACAGATCAAAGTGCTTTTACAACTAGCGGTATTGATCCTGCTACTGCACCAACAAACCTTTCCGAAGACTTCCTGGGACAACACGATACTAGACATGGATTACAGCCTCAACCTGTTTCGGAACAACCTACAAGAGAACCAGCATATAAGAAAGCTCTAGAAGATTTAGAGCAATTGCAGCCAGAGGAGCAGATATCTGCAGAAGGAATTGAACCTTATGTTGCACCAACAGATCTCTCTAAAGACTTTCTAGGAGAGCAGGATACCCGTCCTCAATTAGAAACTCCAGAAGCAGCAAGACCTATAAAACCTACAGAAATAATTACTTCTGAAACTGAAGCTATTGCTAAATCAAAAGCTGCTATTGCAGAACCTTCAGATATAGATGTTGATAAACAATCTCCTACAGAAATAATTAAGTCTTTTCAGGTACCTGAACGTCCAGATGTTGCTCTTGTAAAACCTTCAGATATGGAGATTCCAGGAGGTACTGCTGCGAAAGTTATTGATTCTGCTGAAAAAGACATAGTTGCTCGTAAAGCATCTCCTATTGATGCAGAAATTAAGAAAACTGAAGATATTGGTGATTTTGTAAAAGAAGCAACTCCTACTTATGGATTTGAAGGTCAACTGCACGATGAACTTACCACGATGGGATCTGGTTCTATCCCTCCTCCAACTAAAATAGAAGACACTAGTCTTAGTGCGCAAGCACAACGTGACTTAGCTTTAAAAACTGAAGCTAGAATACCTATAAAAATTGAAGAACCTCCTGAAAAAGTTAAAGAAAAAGCTGAGATTGTTGTAGGAACAGATGGGAAAGAAAATCTAGTAGTAGAAGCTCCTAAAACTGAAGTACCTACAGAAGATCTGGGAGAAGTATCTGGTGGTCCTATTCGTGCAGGAAGAAAAGAACCAAAGAGTAAAGAAAAAGGAAAGAGGCTTTTTCCTGGAATTGGTGATCCAACATTAGAAGCTCCATTAGGAATTCCCGGAGTAGTATATGGGATTGATTATTCTCGTTTCGGAGGAACGGAAGAAACACCTAGTGGTGTTTATGATCCTAAATCTAAATGGGCACCTCCAGTAGGAAATCAGTTAGAAGAAGCATTTATGAGAGTTGAAGCAAGAGATGATGGGTCATTAGAAGAAGCATTAAGAGAGCCAGATTATATGAAACCAACTTCTCCTGTTGTAGCATCAGATGGAAGAGTAACTGAATATGCAGATGGTACCTGGTCAGCAACAGTAAATGGCGCTACATTACCTGGTTTAGATGAAGTTACTGCTAAGTCATTTTCAGCTTATGAAGCTGCAGATAAGAGAGCTCGAGCATTAGGTGCTCCAACCGGTACATTAGGTAATTATTTTAATATGTTTATGCAGAGTTGGGCCATTCCAACTGAAATGGGGTTCTCTGCTTTTACTGGAGCAACTACTTTAACTCAACAAGTAGATGAGTATAATTTAAATAATAAAGAATTAGAGTTATTTGGATTTCCTAGAGCAAATATTACTCCTGAAGAAATTGCCCAATATAAAGCTGGTACATTATCAAGAGATAATCCTAACTTTCAAGCACTTACTACATTACATAATCAAGCTCAGGTAAATAGAAAACAACTACAAGCAATCCATAAGGAAGCAGAATCTTATAAAGACTACTTTGCAGTAAATGATGCAGATTATCAAGGTGCTATAGCAGCTGCTGAAGTTATTCAGAAATACCATGGTACCGGTGCAGCTATATTACATGCAGTCTCTAATGACCTTGGTACTATGATGGAACAAGGTATTGCTAGTATTGGATTTATGGTAGCTCTCACAGCTGGTGGGCCTCCTGTACAATTAGCTATGCTTACTATGTTAGCTAAAGGTAGAGCAAATCAAGCTATTGAAGAATTTGTTACTAGAACAGGTAAAGAACCTACTACAGAAGAACGTTCACGTATTAATTGGTCATCTACTGCAGGAATGATAGCTGAAAAAGTAAGTGCTGGAATTCTTATAAAAGTTATTGGTAAATTTCCTGGAATAGGCGGGCAACTTGCTTGGACTAAAAAAATAAAAGCAACTGTAGATAAAACTAACAATACTTATAAAGATACTTTACTTCATAGAGCCATAGTTGCTCCTATTGGAGGTCTTGGTTCAGAAGCTTCACAAGGAGCTGCTACTTCCTTCTTTGAACAATATGCTCAAACAGCTACAGTTGATACAGGTAAAATTGGAATGGCTGCTTTTCATGAAGCTGTAGCTACTCCAGGAGCTGCTGGAGGCATGATTGTTACTAGTGGAGCATATGGAGTTGGTAAAGAAATTACTAGAAAAGTATTTGGAATAGATAAAGCTGAGAATAAAGCTACTCTTCAACAAGGATTAATAAATATACAAGCACAATTAGCTACACTTGCTTCACTCGAACGTATCAATGAAGTTATTGAAGAACAAGGACCCTTATCTGCAGCAGCAGAAAAAGAAAAAGATGCTTTAAATGGTTCTATTTTACTTGAAGATACAAAAAACATTGATC